ATGACATCCACACTCGCCTTGACTGACTGGGAGATTTGGCAAACCGCGCAGCGTCTGTCCCGCGTCACCATCGAGGAACGACTCCGCGTTATTCGTTGCCTGCACGTTGAGACCGGCGAACAACCCCTCCACATCGACGCTGCCGGCATCGTTCGCTGGCTGGCGGGCCACAATGAATGGTCAGACGGCACAAACTGTACGTACACGTCGTATCTGTCGGCGTGGTTCAAGTGGCTGCAGATCACCGATCGCCGTGTCGATAACCCCATGATCAAGATCGGTACCCCGCGAACACCTGATCGTGAACCGCGGCCCATTGGTGACGCCGACGTGATCAGACTCCTACAGACCCGAATGTGGGCTAGCACCCGACGGATGATCCTCCTGGCGCTTCTCGCCGGCCTGCGGGTCCATGAGATCGCCAAGATACGCGGCGAGGACTTTGACCTAGCTGCCCGCCTTCTGTGGGTGAAGGGCAAAGGGCGCAGCTTGAAGTCGGTTCCGCTGCATCCGCTGCTCGCTGAATTAGCCTCGGAGATGCCTGCTAACGGCTGGTGGTTCCCGATGCGGGGCTGTGAAGGTGAACACATCTTGTCGAAGTCGGTGTCTGACATCATCGGCCGCGCGCTGCGTCGTGCGGGCGTCCGCGGGACGGCCCACTGCTTGAGGCATTGGTTTGGCACGACCCTGCTTGATTCGGGCGTTGACATCCGGGTTGTGCAGGAATTGATGCGGCATAAGTCGCTGGCGACGACGCAGATTTACACCAAGGTCTCCACCGAGCGCCGCCAGGAAGCTATTGGTGTACTGGACCCGTGGCGCGGGTTGAAGTCACCGTCGGAACAGCACATGAGCTTGCGTTCAGTGTCGTAACGTGCCCACTATGGCTCGCCGATCGCCATGGCTCGACGATCGTGCTGCATTGTTGGTGCAGCTCTTGGCGAGCCATGGACTGTCGATCGCCGAGGATGTGGCGCGCGAAGACATCTCCAACCAACTCGATCGAGTTGCAGAGCGATTGCGGATCGAGCGCAAGTCAGCCAAGCGGTACCTCACCGACGAATGGGTGCAGGGTTTCGCCGATCGCATCGCCAGCGAGGCGTTCCACCGGGACAACCCGGATGGCGGAACCCCCCCGCTCAGGGTCGTTGATTAGCGGAGCCGGACATATTCCGGCTGCCTCAGACTTCGTCGCGGAGCTCCTGCGGCATGGGGGGCGCGGGCGCGCCGGGCGCGTGATTCGTGGCCCAGGTCATCCATTCTCGAATGTGGCGGACCGCAGACCGAAACAGGTGTTTGAACTCGTCCCGTTGACCTTCGACGGCTCGCAACCGATCGGTGAGGTCTTTGACTTTCGACGCGGTGCGCGCCTGCCACGCGCCGAGCAGGGCGACGATGACTGCACCGGTGGCCTGGATGGTCTCCGCGTTCAGATCACCCACTCGCGTCCCCTTCGTCGTCCCGTGCGAGTTCGCCAGTGAAACGGAGCCAGGCGCGGGAGACCAGCCAGATGCCGAGTCCGGTGAGGATCCGGCTGACGGTGGAGAAGGCGCCGGTCCACCCGACACTGAGATTGACGCCCGCGACGTGCAGGGCGAACTGAAGAGCGAGCGTGAGTGCGAGCGCGTCGGAGACGGCAATTGCCAGGTTGCGGCGGATGGTGGCTCGGCCGCCCCACGCGGCGATGAGGCGATCATGCAAGCCGGGTGAGCTGTGGGCGCGGTGGGTCATGGGGCGTGGTCCGTCTCTATCGAATGGGGAGGCTAAGCAGCCAGCGCGTATACGGCAGCAGCGCGGTTGAGCACCCAGTCGGCCATCGGCTGCACGAACGGCTCGTAGCGCCAGTGGGGCGCGGTCGGACCCTGCGCAGCGAAGGTGAGGCCATTGATGATCGCCTGCACAGTGGCGATAACCATCTCGACCGGGCGCTTGTAAAAGTCGGCGACAACGCGGGCGATCTCCACAACGGAGTTGATGCCGAGCTCGAGCACGAGGTTGTAGATCATCGTTTCGAGCAGCCCCACGTCGGCCGGCTGCGACCAAGGGTCGACACCGACAGGGGCTGCCGCGTATAGGTCGCCATCGAGCGCACACGACAGCACGAAGTCGGGCGTTTGGTCGGGGGTAAGGCAGTTCTTACCGGCGATACCGCCGGTCACCTGCCCGTTGAGGCGCCTGGGAAGCGGTAACCCCGCCACGAGGTTGCCGTTTGCGATACCGGGGCAGCGTAAGGGATCGCCGAACTGGATGATCCCACGGACATCGTCGATCCGGTTGTGAAAGCGGCCGGTGGTGGCCAGGATGTCTTGCGTCCAGACCTCGCCGACCACAATGGCGAACTGGCTGTAGCCGGACAAGAACAGCGGGGTTCCGCGCGGCCGCAAACCGATCTGGCGGCAGACTTCGGCTCGCCCGGCGTCAATGGATGGCCGCATCGGGAACATCGCGGCCGGGTAGCCGATGGGCTGCCAATCGATGATGTTGCCGGCACCGCCCCAAAACTGCGCCCAGACGTCGTTCCACGGGTCGGTCAGAATCCGGGCGACATCGGTGGAGAACCCCGGGCCGAATGGGTCCGGGACGCCGGTTCCGTTGCCGGTGATCAGCAGTGGACGCATCACCCGGGCAGATCCGTGATATCGACACTGTGCTTGGCGGCGAGCCGGCGCAGGATCTGGTTGTTCTGGTCGGTCTGGTAGGCGACGCGCATGACTGCGTCGAACAATCCGAGCTTGACCGTTCGGTCAGGCTTCGGTCGGCCATCCTCGATTGGCCGGAACCGCAGTAGGTCCCACGTCAGCTGACGGACCCAGCCGCGCAAATCCCAGGCCCGCCAGGGCACGAAGCCATTCTTGAGGGGGTCGGCCCCGTCGTAGACGGCGATGGCATCGCCCGGGGCGGGATTAGCGGGGAACAGTGCGTTCATGACATCGTCTGCGTTGGCCATCTCAGCGTCCTGCTTGGTGGGGGAACAAGCCGTGGATGTGTGCTGCGACGGCATCGACGAGCGTCAAGTCGACGTTGTCGGCAATCTTCGTGCGGAGCACCGTGAGGGCTTCCGGCTTGCCCGTGAGCTGCGGATAGGGCTGCAGTTGGCCATAGATGTAGTTCAGCTTCTCGTCGTTCGATGGGGCGCCCATGGTTCCTCCTGTTGTGATGCCGAGTAGGTGTTTGAAGTCGCTGAGGCTGCCCCGAAACGCGTTGACGTCGACCGGAATCCCGGCGACCGTGGCCCTGTCGGTGAACTGCCACACCACCGGGGCGGCGCCGCCGTAGCTCGACCACCCAGAACCTTGGCTACCGCCGCCGAACTCGTAGATGCTCGACGCGTAGCCCGTGCCGCCCAGGTAGGCCGACGACACCAGGCCGGGCACGCCGGCAAGTGAGGGTGAGCCGATGTGGTCCCGCCAATACCAGCGCGGGATATACGACAAGGCGATTTTGATGCCGACCTTGTCGAAGGCGTTGACCACGGCCCAAAACTGCGCGATATCGCCGCTGCCGTCTTCGAAGTCGAGCATGCAGGGGATGCGCGGATCTCCGACGTGATCGCGGTAGAGCCGCGCCTGTGCCGCCGGATCGCCCGTGCGCACATAGTGGTAGCCGATCAGCAGCATGTCGTTGGCCTTGCACCAGTCCCGCACCGCCGGCCAGAACTGGTCCCGGTAGCTCGATCCTTCGGTGACCTTGTGGCAGACCGCCGAGAACCCTTCGCCGGCCAGCCGAGACAGGAAGTGGATCGCGTCAGTTGTTGTGCGCCAATTGTTGTTCGAGACGTCCGGGTAGAAGAGCGTCATGCCGTCTCCTTGAGCTTGTCTGGGGTCGAGCGCGCCCGCGAGTCGGGGCAGCGGGTCTTGTTTGGTGGCCGGGTTGTAGGCGTGGGGCATGTCTGCGAGGTGCAGGTGCGGCGCCACCGGCCTCTGTGGCGTCCCGCCGTTGGAGCGGGTGTCTGGGTTGATTCGGCCGATGCGCTGACCGGCCGCAACCCTGTCGCCCAATGCGACCTCGCGGATGATGTGCCCGTATTCCAGGCATCCGCCGCCCTGTTCTGCAGCGGAGTCGACCACCAGCCAGCCGGCCGGGTCTGGGCCGCCGTAACCCTGCGCGGCACCGGCAAAGATCACCGTCCCGGCCTGCACCGCGTAGACCGGTCGGCCGCCGCTACCGCCTGGGAACCCGAAGTCGCAGCCGGTGTGGAAGCCGCCGGGCCGCATGCCGAACGGTGACGTGATGATCCGGCCTGAGTCCAGCGGCCAGTATCTGGCAACCTCCGCGCTCATGCGCACCAGCGGGCGTTGTGGAACGGGCCGACGGCCTCGTGCGCCTCCGGCACCCCCACCGCGGCTAGGGCAGTCAAGATCGCAACAAAGGCCCGAATAACCATGAAACTTCCATGCCGTCGACCAGGGCGCCGGCCGCGTAGAGCGCGAGAAGCCCAACCGCCACGGCGGCGACCAGGCCAATCGGCAATGCGTACCAGCGTTTCACAGCTCGCGACGCTAAGCGCGTAGCGTGCAACTCCAGCTCAGCGCATCGCCGCGCGGAACGCGTCGAACTGCGCCTCTACCTCCTCCGGCGAGAACCCCGGCGGCGCCGGCGAATACCCGGGTCCGTTCAGCACGGTAACGTCCGGCGAGGGCGCATACAGGCGGTCATAGAACTGAGTCCGGCGGGTTTCCCCGTCAACGCCGTTCATTGACTCGATGACCGCGCGTTCGGTGACGTCGAGCACCGCGTGCATCGATGGGATCTGCATCGGGTCGACGATCCCGCTGGCAGTGATGCGGCGCCGGATCTCCCGCCAGTGGTAGGCGGTCTGAACGGCCAGGGAGATCACTGCGACATACGGACGTGCCGTTCCCTGCGTCGCGACTGCCCGGCCGATCTGAAAGAACGTGTCGTCGGGCAGGTCGCCGTCGATCATCTCCAGGGTGACGCGCTCATATTCGCCCGCGCCGAGGTGGTCGGCGACGAACCGCGCGAGGTGCTGGGATCGTTCCGGGGTCTTGAGGTCTGGGTTGGCGGCCATCGCCAGCGCGGCGATGCTGGCGGGCCGGGTGCGGCGCGTCAGCACGGTTCCGATGCCGGGCACCTCCAGCGGGCCCGGTTCACCGAATGGTGGGGCGTCCGCCGCGTCGGCGGCCAGGTCGATATAGCCGGGCGGCGGGTCGAACACCTACGCCCAGCGCCCGGGAATGAGAAGCGCTGCGGTCAGGGAGTGTCCGCCGAACTGGGGGGTTTGCGAGGCGGTGAAGACCAGCTCCGGGGTCGGCCGTGACGGGTTCTTCAGGTACCCGGCCGCGAAACTGCTGGCCTGCCCCGAGAAAGCCGACAGGGGCGTCAGGGCCGCCGGCGGTGTTTCGGTGATGGTCTGCCACGTGACGTGCGCGACGTATGCCAGTGCGATCAACAACTGGCCATCACCGTCGATCTGCGGCACCTTCTGCGCGGTGCTGGAGCTCTCCCAGATCTGCGGCCGGGTCATTTGTGAGGCGAAGTTCCACTCTGCGAGCAGGGGGGAGGCGTCGCGCACGGCGATGAGGCTGACGTACTGCTCGGCGGCGAACCCGTTGCCGAACGTGTAGGAGCCCGGCTCGTTGGCCGTGACTCGCTTGGTGAAGATCGCTAGGTGCACGTCGTTGGCGAACCAGTCTCCGAGCCCGTTGCTGCACGACAGCGTCCACCCAGGTGGGGCGGTGATCTTGGAGCCGTAGTCGAACTGGTTGACGACCAACGCAATCAGGTCGTCGCCCGGCTGCACGCCGGGGACGGCCTCGACTGTCACTGACGCATCCAGAATGGAGCCAATCCCAGATGCGTGCGATTCACCCACCACCGTCGGCACCACGCGTCCCTGCGCGGGCACCGCCCGGGCGGGCAAGGCGAACAGATCAATCTGGGTGTCGCCAGAGACGATCAGCGACTGGGTGAATGCGGCACCACCGTCGGTGGCCGTCGTTTCCCATTGGTCGGATGTGAAGCGCACCGCAACACGGGCGGTGATGGTCTCTCCCGGTTCGACGGTGATCCACTCAGCTCGGTCAGGCAAGAACGGCATCGTCACGGAGTTCTGCCGGTATTCGGCCTGCGCGTAGGCAACATTGAAGATACCGGCGCCCCCCAGGTCGGCGCCGGTACCGACCTTCGACACATCAGTGAGGGTGGGAACGCCCCCGGGGGTGAGGGTGTAGCCGTGTTGCGACAAGAGATATCCGCGGGAGCGCGCCTGCAAGGTGACCTGGCAGCCGCCACGCGTCACCATCCCGTAGACCTTCTGGTCGATCGGTGAATCGTTGGTCCACGCCACGGTGACGTCGTGCAATGAGTCGTTGTAGCCGCTACCCGATGTGGTCGGGGGGTATTTCTTGGTGACGCTGTCGGCATAGCCAGTTGCGACCTGTCGCAGCTGATTCCAGGTGCGGGGCGTCAGCGTCCCGCCGTCGTTGGCGAAGTAGTCAGGATCGACGGTCATGCCATTAACCTGACCCATCCGGCGCCGGCTGCGCCCTGCTGACTGTGGTAGCGACCTCGGTCGAGAGCGGCGCTATAGCCGTTCGGAAGCCCGCCGCGGGACACCCGGACCCGGATGACACTGCCGGGAATGACGTCGATGGTCTTGCCGGCCCACTGACCGGCGCCGCCTCCGAATGCGTAGAGACCTAATATCTCTCCGCCTCCGCCACCACCGCCAGGTGGTGAGCCCTTCTGCTTGGCGTCCACGGAGATTCCGCCGGCATACGGGATGTCGTTCCAGTTGTAATTTCCGGGGCTTTGCCCCCGGTACGCCGTCGATCCGAATGGCACGAGGGTGCCGGCGGCGCCGGTACCACCCTGGGCGAAGAGCACCGAGACGTTGTCGACGGAGAACTGGGTGGCACCGCCCGGATGCCCTTCGCCGATACCCATGCTGGGGCCGTCGATCACACCGCCGGGTACGTCGTTATTGCCTTCGGGCCCGGCACCACCGCCGCCGCCACCGCCGACGCCGACGAGGTCCGCCTTGGTCGCCCAGGCGGGCACGACAATGTCGTAGGTGCCGGGAGTGGTGAACTCGAATTCCTCAAGTTCCTGGGGAGGCGGAGTGGGTGCGCCGTTGAACACCGCAACGCCGTCGGCGCCTGCCATTCCGTACTGCATGAACCCGCCGGCGGGCCCGCCGCCGCCAGGCGGATTGGCGCCGGATTGGAAGAACGTCGGCTGAACTGCCGCGCCGCCGGGGTAGACCCGGGAATTGAAGGTCTTGTTTCCCGGAGACTGGCCCCAGCTGCGGTTTGATGCCGCATAATGGCCCTCGGTGCCTGCGCTGCCCCCTGGCCCGCCGGCGGACTTCAACGTGCGAAGCGTCCCGGTGGGAGTTGTCCACGTCACGATCGTTGCCTCGCCGTCGGAACCTGACTTACTCCAGGCGCCACCCTTGCCGCCCTTTCCGACGTTCACGTCGAAGCGGGTAGAGGCGTCGAAGTCGGTACCGAACACCAACGTGGCGGTCTCCCATGCTGCAGCCAGGCCACCGGCAGGTGGCTGATCCCACCGGTCACCTTCGCCGCCCCCTCCACCGCCGAGCAGCACCACATCGAGTGGGTCTCCGGGGCCGAGTGACGCGGGCGCGAAGTAGGAGTAGACGCCGGCGGGATGCTTGACGTCGAGACTGGTGAGGTACTGGGGGATCTCGTCGCCGGAGATCGACCACGGCATGGCGACCGCCACCAGTCGGGTGTAGCGAGCTTGGGCTTCCCAGCGTGACTGGAAGGTATCGGAGTCCGCTTGGGTCCATACGCCGGGCGTCTGGCAAGCGGCGATGTACCGGAAGTGCAGGGCTTGGCCGGGTTCGACCAAGCCGATGTTGACCCACGACTGGGTGGCATCACTGTCGTAGAACACCCGCCCGTATTTCAGTTGATCGGGGGCCACGGAATCGCGGTCGACTTGGCATTTGCCGCCGAACGTGTCCTGCATGACCGTGGGTGCGACAGCTGACGGTGAGGCGCCGACGTCAAAGCTCCAGGCGTCGTGGATGACCACCGTCGAGGGGGACTGGGAGACCACGGAGCGTGGCGCACGAACCACCTGCACGGCGACAGACTGCCGATCGTTGGTCTCGTTGTACCAAGTCAGGTCGCCCGAAATCATGGTGACGGGATCGGGGGCGCGCTTGATCTCCCCATCTCGGGTGGACTTCAGGAATGCCTCGGCGACGACACGGGGAAACCAGCCCGGGCCGAGGCCGAGGCCATCGGGCGTGGCGAGCAGGAACTCGCTGGTGCAGGGCCGGATCATCCCGTCGCCCCGCCGTCGCGCATCGGGAATGAGATTAACTGCAGCCGAGTCCATTTCGCGAAAGCCTGGTGATCCGGATGGTTCAAGTTCGCATTGTTTGACCACGGCGGCGGGGTCCACACATAGCAGCGATACCAGAGCTCGAACGTCGCGCCGGGAGCGACCGGATCAACCCACCTGTCCGAGCAGGTCGCATCGGTCCACATCCACTGTTTGCCGGCCTTCGGCTCGGCGACGGCGTTGGTGCCGAGGTCCAGCGCTGACCCGCACTGGGAGTCGTAGATACTGGTCGTGACCGGCGGGGTAGGGGCGCGGTCGATCGCGGAGGTCCAGCGGTCCCGGAACTGAATCGCGTTGGGGTTGCTGGTCACCCACGATTTCGGGCCGCGCGTGATGCGCACCAGCAAACCCTGAACAATGGGGGCGTCGTTGGTCCACGAGACGCGTTGGTCGATCAGGCGTTTGCCCGGCAGGGTGGAGTGTTCGTCGATGACACCGTCGCCGGTGGACGGGGCGATGACGTCGGCGACGAGCCGCACCGAGGACCAGGGTTGCAGTTGGAGTCGGCCGGCGGGGTCGGTGGTCAGATTCTCCGACAGGCAGACGGGGATGGTGCCCATCGGCGCTCCCTTACAGCTTGAAGATCTTGTTCGCGCCGTTGTCCCAGATCACGTTGATGTCGCCGCCGTTGGGCGTGACCGGGAGACCTGCGGTGGCCTGGTCGATGTAGGCGATCAGTGGGCTGGCGGTGTCGGTCCCGGTGTCCTTGTACAAGACGACAGCGACGCCTTGGCTGGCGCTGGTGACCGCGGTAAAAACGGTGTCTGCGGCGTCGGCGACACCAGCATTGGAGCTCTTGCTGGTGAGTGCGGCGCTGGTGGCAAGTCGATTCCCCGAGGTGATCGAGGACAGAAACTCATGGCTGGCTGCGTTCTGCGCGTAGGCAGCGGGCACCAGGACGGCCTTAATGGTGTCGCTGGACCAGTTGATGCCTCCGTTGAGGAACTTTTCGCGGGCCTTGTCATACACGAAGCTCGTCATGGGATCGCACGGTAACGGGCAGGGGTGCTAAGCGTTCTGACCAGCGCTGGTGTCTCTAGGCTAGGGACTGGGCGAGCTGCATCACGGCGTGAACGTTAACTGATACCAGCCCGATATGGGCTCAGTGGTTAAGCCCTCTACCTCGACGTCCTTGAGGTACCGCAATATCATCTGTCCGCCAAAGGCGGGGAGGGTGCTGACATACGTGATCTGCTCGTAAAGGCCGAAGTACTCGACATCGACGGGTTGATTAGTCATGTTTTCGTGGCTGTTCAGAGTGATTGTTTGCCCGTTGACATCGCCGTCGGGGATCGTCACTTGATATCCGCCCAATCCACAGAGGATGACGTCGCCCGGGGATGCTGTGTAAGCCTCGGTAATAAGCAGAGTATTAGTCGACGCTGCCGCGATACCTGCTTCCATGTAGTTGAGCCGATCGGCGCTGATCGGGGTAGCTGTGGAGGGTTCGTTGACCCATTCCTGCGGCTCGTATGCCATTGCGGTCAGTCTCCTTGCGCCGGGAACAGGTATTCGGAAGGGAAGAGGTACTCGGACGGGTAAGCGTCGCTTGTCGGGATGAACAGCAACGGCTGGCCGATCTCTTCGGCCGACTCGATGCCGGTGAGGTTGACGTCGACGGCCCCGGTCGTAACGGTCGGCGCACCAACTGCTTCCGTGGACGCCGCCCCCGACAGCTGAACGTCGACCGGGCCCACTTCAATTGCAGGCGAACCCACCGCTTCATCGGAAACAATGCCGGCACTCAGCAGCATGGCGACGGGACCGGTAGTGATGGTCGGGGCGCCCACCGCCTCGGCGCTGCTGATACTGGACAGCGCCACAGCCACCGCGCCGACGCCGATGGTTGGCGCCCCGAGGGCTTCTTGCCCTGCAATGCCGGTGAGGCGCGCATCGACCGGTCCCGGAACAATCGTGAGCTGGCCGGTAGCCTCAGCGGACTCGATTCCGCCCGCTCCGGCGACGACCCCGCCGCCCTGCAGGATCGCCGGCGAGCCGATCGATTCCTCGGATTCGACACCTGTCAGCGCCAAGTTCTGGCCGTACCGGAGGTTCGGCATCCCGATGGTCTCCTGCGACGCGATCCCTTCGGGCCGCACCGACGCCACTGGGCCGGGGATCTCAGGTTGCCCAACGGCTTCCGCCGACGGGACACCGGACAGCTCCACAGTCGATGCGGGTGGCACAACTGTCAGTTGACCGATCACCTCCGACGACTCGATACCCGATAGGGCGATCTGTACCGCGCCGGGCGTCACGGTCGGCTGTCCGAAGGACTCGGCAGACGGCGCGCCCAGAAGAACGACTACTGCCGCACCGGTGGTCAGGATCGGGGTGCCGACAGACTCCGCCGACGGGATTCCTTCCGGCTGGACCGACACCCCGGCGGGCACCACCGCCGGGCGGCCGAGGGCTTCCGCCGACGGGATGCCCACCGCCCGGACCGGCTGCGAGTACCGCAGCGCGAGTGTTCCGACTATCTCGGCAGAACCGATGCCCTTGAGGGTGATGCTCTGTACGCCCGCCGAGACCGACGGACGACCGAACTCCTCTGCAGACGGCACCCCGGTTGGTGTGACGTCCAGATCGGCCCACCAGCCACGGGCCGGGCGGGTGGGGGTCAATAGGCCCGGGGGCATCAGCCATCACCCGCGGGCACGTAGAGGTCATCCCATTCCGCGACGTGGGAGGTTGGGCGGTGTCTAGCGCCTTCAGGGCCGGTTGTGAAGGTGGCCCAAGCCATCTCGGTGAACGGCGCTTCGTCGGGCCATTGGGTGCGCAAAGCGAGCGTCCCGGTCATCGGGTCACGCTTGACGTGTTCGGTCTTGTAATCGGTTGCGGCCACAGTGCTCTCCTTGGACATCAGTGCAGACTCCGGTTCACCAGAGCGATCTTCATGGATGTGAATCCCTGTGAGGCGCCAACAAACGACCAGGTCGGGTCGGTGACGGTCTTGCCCTGCGCAGTCATCCACACCGACTGGCCCGGCTTGAGATAGACCACCGTCGAGAACTGGATGAACGAGGGCGCGAACTGGTAGATGGAGGGAGCGATCAACACCTGATCGCCGAAGTCGACCATGACGTCATCGACCATGCATACCGGGACCAGCGATCCTACTGAGGCGGTGAACGTGTCTTGGCCGAGCCAGAAACTGCCGCGGACCCAATACGACCCAGCCAGCGTCACTTTGAATCGGTTGAGATCAGGTGCTGTCAGATCGTCGGTAATTCTCACAACTGTGTCAAACGCATTTATCGGTAGCATTGTGTTGGTGACTGTTTGTGTCGAGCCGCCGACAAGCTGCAATTCTCCGAACGAGCCGATGGCTTCCCCGTAAGGCTCAAGCACCACTTCCAGGGCGCTCCACATATTGCCCGAAGTGGACGCCGCGGTCATCCCGAAGTTAGTGTTGCTGGGGCTTGTGGCGGCATCGCCGATTGCCGCCGCGATCCCTCGTGTGGATGCGAAAGCCCGGCTGACCCGCTGTGTTCCGCCAGTCATAGCCGACAGTGACACCGTCGTGCTGTTCGTTGCCCTATTGCCGAACAGGACCACTGTCCTGGCGTGCGGGTCGTCCGCCAATTGGCGGAAATTCAATGACGGTTTAGACGAAACGCCATAATCGTTGAATGGTGTCACGCCGGCGCTGTTTACATTTTTGTAAGATGCTGCAATGGCCGCGAATCCGTCCGCCGTATTAGGTGACTGAATATTTCCAGTTACTTTAATCGTGTAAGTCCCTGGGGCAATCAACCCGCCCATCAGCAGGAGGTCAGTATTGGTGGCCGTTCTCTGCACCAGCAGCGTGATCGGGACCGCTGTTCCTCCGCCGGACGGAGTCGCGGTGCACGTGAACCACGGTATCCGTGTCAGCTCGGCGTCTTTGACCTCGCCGTCGCTGTTGGCGTCGAGGACCCCGTCGTACATGACCCCGACCAGCAGATAGTTGGCCCCGGAACCAACTGTGTGCGTCCACGTCACCGAAGTGCCGCCTACCGTGTACCCGAATGATCCCGTGGAGGCACCGTCGCTTGCCGCGTCAAACGCGACGGTCTGTGGTAGCCCTACGGCGGGGTTGATCTTGATGTTGGATTGCGGGATTTCCTTCAGGTTGGCCATCACTCCCGTGACGGAGTTGCCGGTGGACGTTCCCCCGTTTACGGCCTGGTAGATACCGTCGATGACGCCTTGGGCCTTGTTGTTGGCCGTCACCGCTTTACCGTCGGCTGCCACGGCCTTGCCGTCGGCGGTAGCTGCGTTAAAGATGGCATTGTTGGCCTTCACGGATACGGCTGCGACAGCACCAGCCGCTCGCACCGGCGCTGACGGCGGTCCGGTGGGTGCCATCGTCCAGGTACCCGTGCCGTCATCCATAAACGACGGCCCCGGAACTTCGCGATACCGATCCTGGGCCCGCGACTTTGTACCGCGATATACCCGGTACCTAACGGCGCCCGGTGAAGCCGTCACAGATGTGTTGACCTTCGCCTTGCCGAACAGCCATGCCGGGCTGATGTAGACGAAAACCTCGCCCGACGCAACCGACTCGTCTCCGGCGGCATTCAGCGCCGTCCACCGGTAGTAGAGATAGCCCTCGGGCACACCTACCGCGGACGTCGAAGACGCCGTCGCCACTCCAGCCAGGGGCGCCGACGGTATCGTGCCGCCGATCACGCCGCCCATCTGCTGCGCGGTGGCCGACACATCATCGTCAGCACCTACGATTTGCCCGATGGCCCCGCCGACCTGACCCGTCAACGCCATCTGCGTTGTCTCTCCAGGCTGATCGGTTGTCCCCGCATTAGCGCCATCCGTGTCGGTGATCGAGGTGGCTGTCAGCCCGGTCGCGATGCGCCGGTATTCTCCCTTGTTGTCGAACCGGCGGTACAGGCTAACCGTCCCGACCGGCGGCTGCGACCACGAGACCGTCACTTGGGCGGACGTGAACGGCATGATGTAGACCATGCCCTCGTTCGACGGTGCCGATTCTTTGCCATCGACAGTCACGGTGGCCACGTAGTAGATGCAGGTGTTGTTCGGTACCGAAGCGCCTGTTGTCGGCGTCGCAATCGGCCAGTTCATCTTGGGCGCCCGCGGAATCGTCGGGTCCAGCACCGACGGCACGTCGATGGTAGGCAGCCCGACCAGTTGTAGCACCTGGTTGGCCAGGGTTGTCCAGATCTGCGCGCGCGACGTTGTCGGCGTCGCCGCACCGGACGGCTTCAAGAAGGCTACAAGCGCCCCCCAGGCGTCACCCAGCTCCCCGGCCACTGTACCGCCAAGTGCCGACGCTCCCGGCCGCCCGAACAAGAAGCTCCACAGGTGCCGGAACAACTCCCACAGTGCATCGAAGAACCCCGGGATGTCCAACAGCGCCTTTGGCACCACCTGCGCGATCGCGCCGTCCCAAATCGACTGCCAGAACTGCTCCATGTCCTGGTCCGGGCCGGTCAGCCCCAAATCGGATAGCACCTGCGCGAACGCTGCGGCCATGGCGGCCGTCGCCTCGGGACTGAACGGGTCGATGGTGCCGTCCCCGAAGACGTAGGTGACCACCGTGCGGGTCAACACACCGACGTCGTCCCACAGCACTTGCCGAGTGAGTAGCGACAGCAACCCGCCGAGCTCGAACGCGCCGCGGTCCACCCATAGGGTCCCTGCGGTGGCCGAAGTGTCGATGTACTGCCGCACCGCGGTCACGCCGGTCGTGACCTTCCACGACCCCGACACCACCGTTGCCTTTGCGCCGGCAGGTAGCCCGTACCACTGTGTTGTCGGGTCCGCCGGCACTACGTCGGGGTCGATGACATGCTCTTCCCGGGAGCCATCGGCTTTGTACACCGCGACCCCAAGGGTCACTCCACCGCCGGTGAGCCCGAAGGCAGCGCATCGCGCAGACAGCTGCAGCACCTGTCCTTCGCTGACCTCAACGATGTTGGACCGCAGTACCTTGCGGGCCCCGTCGCACACGGTCTTGGCTGACCCCTGATCCGCGGCAGCACCCGACCCCGCCGAGTCGTAGTAGACGTTGGAATCCCATTCCCAGTCGTCGCCGCCGGCCAGCGACTCAATACCGGTGAAGTCGGGGTTCCACAGCATGTTCGCCCCGGCCAACAACGCGCCGGGTCCATGTGTGGACGCGTAGTACTGGGCATCGAGGTAGTGGCCCAAGTCCTCGAGGGTGCCCGGCATACCTGTGATCGACGCGACGAGCTGGGACCACCAGTCCTCGGGCATCACCGCGGGAAGACCACTGACCGATCGCGGGGCGCTGCCGGGATCGTCTTCAGGAGCACTTGCCAGGGTGACCGGCGGGACGCCCGCCTTGTTTGCGGTTAGGACACCGTCTTTGCTGACAAGCACCCAGTCGCCGGCACGCACCGATCGGCTCGGGCCCTCCAACCGCCGCAGCCGCTGTTGCACCTGCCGGGCCCATTCGGGGGAGCTGGACGGTAGCGGCTCCAGCTCGTGCGCGCCGCTCATGAGGCGTCCTGCATGCTGATTTTTGCCAACTCCGGCAGATCATCGCGAGCTGTTGTCAGGCTCACCGCCACATCGCAATTGCCCGCCGCCAGCGTGACATCCATTGAACCCACCGTTGTTAGCGTTGCCGTATCGAAGGCGTCCACCACAATCCGGGTGGTGGGCACCAATTGCTCAAGCAGAACTGGAGCGTCCGGGCTGAGTCGCGCGCCGGCGGGTACCCGGACCTCGTCGCGGATGTGGGCCGCATAGGCCAGGTACGTCCGGAGTCCGGTCTGAGCGTTGCTGACGCCGAACATGTTGTCGATGTGGATCAGATTCTGCAGGTTGTGTCCACCCAGGGGCACGGTTCCGCGGGCGATGGTGTCGGTGGCCCGCAGCACCACGTCGTTGAAGGTGGTGGCGCCGTCGCGCACCAGTTGCAGGCCGCTGTCGATGAAGTCGCGCTCTCCCAGGGTGGTGACGGGCTGGCGGGGCATCACCCCCAAGAACGGAACTCCGCCGATCACGGACCATTTCAGGCCCACCTGGCTGAGCCGGTCGAAAACGGAGTCCATCATGGCCTCGTCGGCGCTGACGCTGAAATCGACGTGGTCGCCGTGTCCATCGGCCACCCGCATGCTGTCCACACCGGTGAGGACAACGGGGTCGACGGTGATGCCGTGATGGGCCAGCATGGCGGACCAGAGCTCGGCGGCAATTTTCGTCGGCGGGGTGTTGTCCCAATCCTTGGTGACGGGGCAGCGTGTGCGGCGCCCGAACACCGAGACGTCTGCCGCGGTGATGGCGGCGGTGTCGCGGCCTTTCGCTGCGGTTTGGATCGGCCCGGACCACACCGGGTAGTCGACCTCGGGTGTCCAGACGTCGACCCAGTGCTGCCACGGGGTGATGTCCAGTCCCGCGACGTCATCGGCCGCGACAGTGAGAGCGCACTTGGTGGTCTGCCCGCCCTCCCAGCCCCATCTCAGCGAGGTCAGCTGGGCGCCGGTGAACTGCGCGGCCTGCACACCGTCTCGGGTGCGGACCGACACCATTTGATCGGCGGAGACGATCACTGATCACGCTCCAACAGCGTCAGTTCCATCTCGAAATCCGCGGATGCGGCCGCCCGGACAACCAAGTCCCAGCCACTACTCTGGTCGATCAGGGCGGGTCGCCACGGCCGACCGCGTGGGGTCGACAAGATGCCGGCAGTCCGGGCCTTGACGCCGTTGGTCACCGCGTAGTTACGGCCGGTGACGGCGTCGAGGACCAGCTCGGTGGCGGTGGGCAGTCCGGCGACCTGGAAGGGGAACAGTTCGCCGGGACAGGCGCCGGGGGCACGCGATTCGAACCCGCCCTGCAGACTCAACGGGGCGCCGCCGGTGTTGACGATCCGCACACTCACCGCGGTATCGCCGCCGCCCGCGGTGCCAGTCGGGTCGGGGAGCGTGTACCGGTAGGTCTTGATGTCGCCGACGGGAATACAGCCGCCGCAGACCGGGGGTTGGTAGGTGGCGCGCGGCCACGCCTGCGGGACACATTCGGTGGAGAACAGGACCGGCATGTCAGGGCAGCTCGTGGTATCCGAGCAGTCCGTGGCATGAACCCAGCTGATCTCGTCGGTGCTGACCGAATTCCAGGCGACGTGTGCCGCGGTGCCGGGCCGGTAGGCGTGCGGCACCAGCGCGGTCATCGTCCAGGTGACGCGGGCGCTGGTGGCCTCCCGGTTGCGGGTCATGCCGCCGGCGAACTCCTGATTCTTCACCGGAGGTTCGGTGAGGACCACGCTGTGTAGATTGCGCAACAGTCCGTCGGGGCCGGCGGCGCTGTGGCCGGGGTGGGCGTCGAGGTAGGACAGGACTCCGCCGCTGCCGGCTGACGCGTCGTTGAGGGCGTTGGTCAGCCAGCGGATGCCGAACTGCAGGCCGGCGCTGGTACAAGCAATGAGGACGGCGTCGACGGTGACGCGACGGCTGGTGGTCCGCTTGATGGGCGAGACGGCGCCGTCGCCGATGAGCTCGGTGATCGTGCGGTCGATCGGTGCGGCATCCAGGCCGTCGATCTTCATGGGCCAGATACCCCGAAACTCCGCCGATTGGGGGATCGCCGCGTCATACCACGGTGCTGTCGTGACGTCTTGGTAATCGGTGGCGCCGAGCCAGTCGGCCAAGTCGGGCCAGGAGTCGTCGTAGGAAACGCTGCCGCCGCATCCGCACGGTTCGCCGGCGTGGGCGAACACGGAGTCGTCGGTCGGCAGCGGTGGACGTAGGTGTGCGATGACGCGGGAGCTATTGGCGACCTCGAAGCCGCTGAGGTCAAGCCACCCTCTGAAAGCCATGTGTCTTGCCCCTTAGACGTCGATCTTCTCGAGCAGGTCACGGATCTCGTGGGCTGCCGATTCGCTGCCGTAGACGGCGATGGGTGCGTGAATGGTGCGGTTGCCGGCCGGCACGCCGACAGTGCTGTTGGTGATCGCCGCGACCAGCCGGTCGAACGACTCGGTTTGTTGCGGCGACAGGACGCGTTCGGGGGCGATGGTGGCCTTCGGCATGAGCCCGGTGCCGACGGCGAGGCCACCGTCGTCGAAGACCGCGGCCGTACCGAACAGCGCGGCCAGAACGGAGGCGATCCCACCGCCCATGGCAGGGGCCATCATCGGACCGGTGGGGAACAATCCGGAGAGGCCCTGCCCGAAAATGCTCTGCACCAGGCCGGGCATGGTGCTTTGGAGCATGTCCGCGATGCCCTCGGTAAGGACGTCGGTGAGCCCGACGCCGAGGTCACCGAGCAATTGCGCGCCGATGTCGACGCCGGCGTTGCCAGCCGAGGTGATCAGCGAGCCGACGATGTTGCCGGCGCCCTGGGCCTGAGTGTTGATCGCGGACTGGGCTGCGGACGCACCGGCCGCTACGGCGGCCTTGCCGACGGCTTTACCGATCGGCACCAGCACGTTCTGGATGATGTACTCGATCAGTTCCTTGATGACGATCTTGAGGATCCGCACCCGCTCGTCGGCGGCTTCCTCGATGCTGGTCCCGGACCGATCCGTGAGCCCGCTGGTGTCGTTGAAAAGGTTGCCTTCGGCGTTGTAGGCCTGGAAGTCGCCCCGGAACTGCCGGAACTCACCCGACATCTCGTCCATGGTGTCGCGGGCCTGGATCTGAACACCAATGAGCTGCAACAAGACACTGTTCAGCATGCTGACGATCGCGCCGATGATGGGTAGCTGCGATACCCCGTAGAAGTCAGCGCCCACCGTGGCGTTGGCGTTGATAGCTCCGCCGGCCGCAAAGCCGCGCAAGCCGCCGGAGTGCAGGGCGCGCCGGAAGGCGTAGACGCCGCCCTGGCCACCCATGGCGTTGACGTCGGCGACGGTCAACATGTGCTCGCCTGGCATCGCGAGAATCGGCACCGAGTCGTGGCCAGGAACGCCACCGGTGATAGACCCACCCAGTGCCTTGGGGGCGGGAGGCGTCGGTTCAGGGGCGCTTCCGCCGGCCAACGCGATAGCAGTGTCGGCCCCCGTCGTCACCACATTGGAGGCGATCTTGACCAACTCGTCGCGCACCTGCGACATCACATCCATCAGCTGCTCGAAGCCGGCTTTCATCGACTCGTCGAGGCTGGTGAAGGAGCGATCGACCGACGCGGCGGTGTCGCTGTAGAGCTGACCGCTGGCATTGAAGTCCGGTCCGTCGTTGGAGGTGATGACTCCGCTGCCCTGGCCGCCGGCGCGGCTGTAGTCCCCGACGGCATAGCCAAGAAGGGCGCTGAGTGCCATCGGATTGCCTTCTTTGATCAAATCGAAGGCGTCGACGGTCCTGGTGGGCAACGGCCGGCTGCCTACGCCACCGAGCGCGTTGATGGCGTCGCTTATCGGCAGGGAACCCTGCAAGTTCTGGGTGAGTTCGCCGACGAAGTTCTGACCGACTTCTAGCCCCGGGGAATCCAAGGCGTTGTCGTCGGCCCCAGCGCCGGGCCCTTGTGGTGCCGGGATCACTGCCCGCAGCAGGTCCCGGATTTCGGTCAGCAAGGCGATGATCGTGCCCATCGCGGACAGGGCACCGACTGTGGCATCGGCCGCTAGCGGCGACATGCCGGGCGGCAGTATGCCGCCGTCGAAGTAGCCGTAGACGCCACCGGTGCGGTATCTCCCGAGCGAGCCGGCCGCCCCCGAAGTCGCGTCTGCCTGTGGCGACGGCGGGCGCAAGCCCGAAGTGGGACCTATCGGGATCTCCAGTGCTTCTGGAACGTCTCCGTAGAGCCATCCGCTATCGGGCGACATAGCCTCGGGCGGCGGGAAGCCTGGGTCCAGCCGAGTTGAGGGCTGCAGCGCGTCTGTTGCGCTTTCGAAAAGCCATGTGCTATCTGACTGGAACGTATCGCCGGGCGTTAGGAATCC